ACTCCGGTTGTAAATATGTGGACTCCTCCAAGGTCTAGAGTAACTAGAACCAATAGTATACCTACTATGGCTTCGCCTATGGCTTCGCCTTCGCCTATGCCTCATCCTATGCCAAATATTCTACGTTCCCCTACTATGACTAATAATATACCTGATATCCAAGTGGAAGTAACAGACATGATTGATTTGTTAACTATACTACGAGGACTTGATACAACAGTTCCTCCCAGTACAACCACTACAGGACTAACTAGAAGAACTAATACCTTACAAAGTCGCTTTCAAGATGTAATAGTCCATTCTTCAGCAGAACAATTAGAAAATGCTTCCAGTGTATGAACTCTTCTTCTAGACTTAGAAGAATCATGCTCGATTTGCCAGGATAGAATGAGACAAGGCGAAAATATTCGCAGATTAAACGCATGTCAGCATGAATTTCATACTGTATGTGTTGATAACTGGTTTTTGAGAAGTTCAGTAATATGCCCTGTCTGTCGCCATGATATTCGTGACCCTACAGAAGTAAGACGCTCACCTATGTTAACGGGCCAAGTAGCTCCGCCACAGCCACAGGCATTGCTACAGGCACAAGCACCGCTACAAGCACCGCTACAAGCAGCAATACATCCACCTTCAAACCTTAGACAACGCCGTCTAGATTAACTGGATCTGACTCAAGTCCTGTGGCAAGGTATCCACGGCAATCTTGTAATACGCCTCAATCTCCTTCATACAACGACTATCATCATTACAGAGAAGATTAATGGCAGTGCCCTTGCGACCATAGCGACCAGAGCGACCAATACGGTGAATATAGTTATCCATCTGAGTCGGCAACTCATAATTAATAACAAGACTGACCTGTTGGACGTCAATCCCACGGGCTAGTAAATCAGTGCTAATAAGAACACGTGTCTCACCCTTTCTAAATGCCGTCATACGCTCCATGCGGTCCTTAACCTCCATATCTCCATGGATACACGTAATAGGAAATCCTGCGCCAGTCATCTTCTCAGAAAGCCACTCTGCCTTCTGTCTCTTGTTACAGTAAATGAGTGCCTGGCTAATATTGAGATTCTTATAAAGGTCCAGAAGAACCTCAAACTTCCAGTCCTCACGATCAAGCTGAACTGCGAACTGACGGATACCCTTGAGATTCACCTCCTCAGGAGGAACAAGAATGCGCACAGGCTTATCAAGCAACTTATTTGCGAATTCAATTACATCAGGATTCAAAGTGGCACTAAAGAGAGCACATCTGGTGCTCGCAGGAAATCCAAGTGAAAGAATACACTGTAACTGCTCCTTAAAACGGTCCTCTAGCATCTGGTCAGCCTCATCAATAACAATCACCTTAACGTGTTCAGTGCTAAACGCACGACGGTTCATTAGATCATAAATACGCCCCGGCGTTCCAATCAAGAAATGAACACCACGGTCTAGACAACGAATATCATCACGAACGGGGGTCTTACCCATTGCTGCATATGTCTTAATTCCAAGGAGGTTGCCAAGAGCAGCAGCCACGATATCAATCTGTTGAGCAAGTTCCCGTGTCGGAACAAGACAGAGTACCTGTACTGCTTTTACAGTAGGATCTATACGAGCCAAGCTACCAATTGTGAAAGTTCCTGTTTTCCCGGTTCCAGATTGCGCTTGCGCAATCAAATCGTAACCTTTCGCAATTGGTACAATGCCATTTTTCTGGATTTCAGAAGGTTTCTCAAATCCATAGGCGAATATACCTCTCAAAAGCCCCTCAGGTAGTTCCATGCTATCAAACGTGGGATACTCCTTCATCTCATAAGAGGACTCATTCACAAATTCCGATTCTGCAGCCATGCCTTATAGTATAAATACACAGTATTCAAGTTTAGGCCCTAGGCCCTAGGCCATAAACTAAGCCTAAAAAATGAATGCTACCGTATAACAGAAACTTAGTATGGCCGACGAAGAAGATTACGAGGAGCAATATGATGAAGATATCGACGTAGTTGAGGATGGTAATGCTTTGGAAGACACCCAGAAGAAGGACCTAGGGAATGAACTTATGCGCTTTCATCCTGAGGCCCGCATTGATACCATAGAGTCAATCTCAATTGAGATACAATTAACAAATGTGCCTCCGTCCTTTACAAATGCTGACGGCCAAGCAGACCCACATCACCGCAGTGCTCCATTCTTGACACAGTTTGAGAAGACCAAAATCCTTGGATTTAGAACAAACCAGCTGAGTCAGGGTGCCAGAGCCTTTATTGCTGTACCGGCACATATTACCGACTTGCGAGAGATTGCGAAGATGGAACTAGAGGCTCGTCGTTTGCCTTTCATTATCAAGAGACCCATGCCAGATGGGACCTTTGAGAAATGGCGTCTGTCTGATCTTCTAATCTTGTAAGTAAGTTTAAACAATAGTTTTTACGTATTTAATATAGTATGTCATATCCGTATACGGTATATACAGATGGATCGCAGATTGCTTATAATTATCAAGACAATATCTGGGGGGTGACTCAAACACGATTAATTACTATGCCTGCTGGCGCTCAAGGCGCTCAAGGCGCTCAAGGTCTTCAAGGCGCTCAAGGTCTTCAAGGCGCTCAAGGTCTTCAAGGCGCTCAAGGTCTTCAAGGTCTTCAAGGAGATACAGGATTCACAGGATTCACAGGAAGAATTGGATATACTGGTAGTCAAGGACCAACTGGACCAGCTGGTCCAGCAGGATATGCTGGAAATAATGGTACAACTGGAGCAACAGGGCAAATAGGTGTAACGGGGAGTATAGGAATACAAGGATATACCGGATATACTGGAATACAAGGTATCCAAGGAGTAATTGGATACACTGGATATACTGGCTCACAAGGAAATCCTGGATATGCTTCTTATACTGGTTCAACTGGTCGCCAAGGACCAACTGGATTTACAGGCTTTACAGGTTTTACTGGATTTACAGGCTTTACAGGCTTTACTGGCAAAACTGGTGCAACAGGCTTTACAGGCTTTACTGGCAAAACTGGTGCAACTGGCTTTACTGGATATACCGGTGTAAATGGAAATGCTACAAATACAGGCTCTACTGGCGCAACTGGCTTTACTGGCTTTACTGGTAAGACAGGTCCAACAGGCTATACAGGTCCAACAGGCTATACAGGTCCAACTGGCTATACAGGTCCAATAGGTTATACTGGCTACACTGGAATAGATGGATATGCTACAAATACAGGTTCAACTGGTGATACAGGACCTATAACATACGCATATCCTTTTTTCAATATAGGCCCGACTGGTACTACCATGCCTTTAACAATTATGAAAGCAGACCTTAAACAAAGAACTACTTTCATAAATACATATAAGAACATTGTAACAGAAACTATGTTAGAAATAATAGTAAATTATCACGTCGAACAAATTTTAAAGAATATAGTAAAAATTTTATTAACAAGTAGTTCTCAAACGAAACATATGTATCATTTACAAATTCTTCCAGCTTCACTCATGAGTGAGATGGCATATACAATACCTAATGTTACATACGCTTCTGTTCTTACTCAAGCATTTCCTATTATTGTATCTATTCTACAATCACAAATGCCTGATTCAAAGATAATATCTAATTTATTAACAAACTACATAACAATAGATTGGACTTAATTTGACTTACGAATCATAATCTGAGGACCCTTGAGTCTCTGGCCGGCAGCGGGGTCATATCGATTAGATTCTGCTGCTTCGGCATCCATATAATGGGCTGCGCTGTGGCTCCAGAACTCAGGTGCTCCAATACGGAAGTCTCCATGGAGTTCAGCCTTATACCAAAAGATAATATCTTCTAATTTATTACTCTGTGTGTTGTTGCTTACAACTAGACACTCGTAATTCTGAGTACACTGGTCCATAACTTGACAGAAGAACTCAAAAGAAGGAAACGCGGAACCATAGTTTTCATAGATGCGTTTTCTGTTATTCAAATATGGTTCACGCAAAATAAAAACATAGTCTACATTTGTTCTTAGAACAGGAGGAACGCCAAGCGGATACTGCATAGTAATCAAGAAGAATACCTTGACCCAGCGACCGTTTAAGAACAAATATCTGATATTCAAATCACGAGTCCACGTGTCGTCATAGAGACAGTCATCCAGAATTAAAAAGGAACGAGGGTCTATCCGGGACTGTCCTCCATTTCCTTGCTCTGTCATGATTTTCTTCATGATGAGTTTCTGTCTGTTGACATAGTTTTGAACGATAACAGGAGAATATGCTCCATGAATAAAAAGAGGAGGAACCATTTTCTTATAGAAATCGTTGGATTCTTCGGTTCCACTGATAACAGTGCCGAGGGGAATTGTCTTGTGGTGAAACAGCACATCACGGACCAGAGTAGACTTTCCTGTTCTGCGACGGCCAATAAAAATACAAACGGCGTCTTCAGGAATCTGGGCCATGCTGAACTTCTTTAGCTGTAAATTCATTGCAGCAGAGGCAGCCATAGGAACTATTAGTAATATATTTTACATCAAGGTATCTGTAGCGCGCATTCTTTAATAATCCCGTATCTGTTCTAAAGTAATGTCATCCCCCTATCCGTCTCTTCAGACGGCTGAACTCCCTAGTCCGCAAATCTGGGAGATTAAACCTAACCCTGAATTTAAGGCATCACTTGAAACAAAATTCAAGCCTCTTCAGACAACCTATCCCGGCATGATTCACTTCGGAAAATCGAACAAATATAGTCCTTTCTTGAGATTTGACCACACCTGGCATCTAGAGGGATTCAATGGCGATGTCCCTCAGAGGTCGGGATCCTTTTCTGGAAAGGTTCGTGCTTTCAAGGATGGCCAACCCCTAGACCAGGTTAAGGATATCTCTGGATTCTGTAAAATTACTCATCTTCTTGATGCTTACAAGATGATTCAAGGCAATTATCCTATGTCTCAACACCCCGCTTTACCAGCTCCTGGAAAGAAGTCAGCAAAGGTCTACAGCAAAATCCATGATCCTCATAATCAGGCATATGTAGACGCAGTGGCATGT